GTTCAAGGATAAAGGGTTATGCCAAATCCAAGGAAGCCTAAAAAGACCAAAATAATCCACGGGACCTTCCGGAAGGACCGTAATCCTAAACGCGAACCGGAACCGGAAGTAGTCAGCAATATTCCCAAGCCTCCTTCCAATCTTCCTCTGCAGGGAAAGAAGCTCTGGAAGAGCCTGGCTGCCGAGCTCGTAGACAAGGGCCTTCTCACGATCGTTGACCTGGGGGCCCTCGAGGTCTGCTGCTTTAACTATGGACTCTATAAGGAATTCGACAAATCGATCCGAATCTGGATCATCGATCCCGTGACGGGCAAGAGACGGAGACGAAGCTATTCCGAATATATCGAAGGTCAGAACTCTCAAACCGTTCCGGGGCTGTTGGCGATGTATAAAGCCTTCAGCATCTATAAATCTTACCTAGTTGAGTTCGGACTGACTCCCGCTTCGAGGAATCGAATCGAATTACCGGAACCAAAGAGAGATGAGAAAGATCCTATCAAGAGGATGTGGAATGAGGAGTGAGAGAGTATTGCGCGGGCTGGTATTATTTATTCTCATTCTGCTGGCGGTTGTCGTGACGGTACAATATTCGGCTGCTCAATATATGGAGGACGTACTCTCCGGCAAGCAGGTTGCCTGCAAATGGGTCAAGCTTGCTGTCAAGAGACATCTGAACGATCTCGAGAAGGCAGAGAAAAGAGATCCGGATTTCCCCTACTATTTCGATGAGGCGCAAGCTAAGAGGGCAATCGATTTCAAACAGGAGCTCAAACATACACAAGGCGAGTGGGCGAATCCGCGCCTGCATGATCCGAGGATCCGGCTCGAACCCTGGCAACAGTTCATCGACTGGAATCTGTTCGGATGGCGCCGGAAAGAAGACGACTGCCGGCGATTCACGAAATCTTATGTGACCGTTGGGCGAAAGAACGGGAAGACCGTCGACGCCGCTGCCACGGCCAACTACTGCTTTTACGTGGACAGTCCGCGAGAGATCGGACCCGAGGTCTACTGTGTCGCGACGAAGAAAGAGCAGGCGAGGAAAGCCTGGGATGAAATGAAGGGACAGATTGAGAAACATCCCTTCCTGGACAACAAGACCCGGATCTACAAGCAAAACCACACAATCACCATTCCCGGAACGGCATCCGTTGTAAGGATGCTCGGAAAGGATTCTAAGACTGAAGACGCTCTGAATCCACATTTCGTTATCGTCGACGAGTACCACGCGCATCCGGATAACTCGATGCTTGAAGTCATGGAATCCGGTATGGGAGCGCGTCAACAGCCGCTCATATATATCATTACGACATCCGGTTTCGATAAAAGTTGCGCCTGCTACCAAGAGGAGCATCTCCTAGCGGAGAAGGTTCTCGAGCGGTCGATGGAGCCGATACCCGAGAGTTTCTTCTGTATCATCTATACCATCGACGAAGAGGACGACTGGACCGATCCGAAAGTTTGGATCAAAGCAAATCCCAATCTCGGTGTGTCAGTGAAATGGAGATATCTGGAGGAGAGAATCCAGGAAGCTCTCATATCGCCGGCAAAACAAAATAAGATCAAGACCAAGAATCTGAACATCTGGACTCAAGCCGAAAGCCGCTGGATTCTGGATGATGTATGGAAGGCCTGCGGTTTCCCTGTCAAGGAAGAAATACTCAAAAGACGAATTTGTTTCCTGGGCCTGGATCTGTCGGCCTCTCAAGACATAACAGCCGAAGTCTTATGTTTTCCTCCCGAGGAAGACGAAAACCTGTATCAGTTTCTTTATCGGTTCTTCATCCCGGAAGAGAATATCCTCGAGAAGGAGCGCAAAGATAAAGTCCCGTATTCCTACTGGATCGAGAAAGGCCTTGTGATTGCGACTCCAGGGAACGTCATAGATTACGACTTTATCGAACAGCAGATTTTAAACGACGCAAAAGAGTACGAAATAAAGGAGATCGCCTACGATCCTTGGAAAGCCCAGGAGATCGTCAATCACCTGAGCGAGGCCGGTTTTACTATGGTTCCGATCTATCAGCGATATTCAGGCATGGCACTGCATACAGATACTTTTGAAAAAAAGGTTTTAGGAAAGGAAATCGCGCATGATGGGAATCCGGTCATGAGCTGGATGGTGTCCTGTACTGAGGTCAAGAGTGACCGGCAAGGCAATATCATGCCGATGAAGCCACGACGGGAAACGACAGGGAAACGGATCGACGGGGTGACGGCCTCGATCATGGGCCTGGGAAGGGCTGTTATTAACATGGAAAAGAAAGTAGAGATATGGGCCGTATGAAACTGACTAAACGTATTTCCCGCGCAATCAGAGCTCTCAGAGCCGACGATCCCGGATTCGACGATAAGTGGTGGGAAATACATGATAACATGACGAAGGCCGGAACGCAGGTCGGCGAGGTCTCTTCGCTCAGCATTTCGGCGGTCTTTGCTGCGATGAATATTCTTGCCGGTACGGTCGCAAGTCTGCCAAAGGTAGTCTATCGCCGATTGAGAACCGGCGGCAAGGAACGGGCCTTCGATCATCCGCTTTACGACCGCTTGCATAATAAACCGAATGACTCGGGGCTTACCGCCTGGCAGTGGATCTATACCTCTCTCTTCCATAAATATCTCTGGGGCAACTGGTACACATTCATCGACAGACCGAGTCATGGAAATCTGCGGCTCATGCCTCTTCTGCCGGACAGGACCTGGCGGGATGCGGCCAATCCGGATCTCTATATCACGAAAACCAACGGCAAACAGGTGAAGCTACCGCGCAGTCAGATGTTGCACATCCCACATATCAGCCTGGCCGGATTCTCAGGAAAGGGCGTAATTCATTATGCCCGAGAATCTCTGGGGATCACCAAGGCGATGGACGAGTTTGCCGCTGGATTTTTCGGACACGGCACTCATCCGGGCGGTTTCGTCGAAATAGAAGGCTCGATGGACGATGCAACCCGTAAAAGCCTGCAGAAGGAATTCAACGAGCTATATGGCGGATTGGGGAACATCTGGAAAGTTATCTTTATGAAGAACTCCAAATTCGAACCGCTGGAAGTGGACGCCGAAAAAGCGCAGGCCCTTCAGTCCCGGCAGTTTGGAGTAGTCGAGGTTGCGCGTTGGCTCAATTTGCCTCCGCATATCCTTCGGGATCTCACGCGGGCCACCTACAGCAACATCGAAGAGCAGGGCATAGATCTGGTCGTCTACTCCCTTCTCCCGCTAACCACGCAAATCGAGCAGGAGATGAACATCGTTTTCTTTGACGATGCGGAGAGAAAAGACCATCTGGTCAAGTTCGAGCTCAAAGGCCTGCTTCAGGGAGACATAAAGACTCGTACCGAATTCTATAAGGCCATGCTCGACCGGGGGGTCTTTAATGCGGATACAGTGCTCGATCTCGAGGACATGAATCCTCAGCCTAATCAACTCGGCCAATCTTATTTCATGCCGTTGAATATGGTCAACAAGGAGATGGTCGTTTCCTCAAAGCCTACGGGAATCCAGGGCAGGTCTCCGATCATTATGCTTCTCAATCCCAATAACAATCAGCTTAGTTTTCCTGAGACGCAGCGGCAACTCGTCTTGCCGGAATCCAGGAGCATATCTCTCAGGCGCCGACTCACGAATGCTTACAAAAAAAAGTTTGACGGCTACGGTCAGGAAGTCGTAGGCCGAGAGACCGAGGCGATTCTCGCCGCAATCAAGGAGACGCTTTCCGGTCGAGATACCGTAGAGTTTCTACAGTGGCTAGATGAGTTTTATGAGAGTTTCGGTCAGGAAGTGGACAGCCTCGCGGCTCCTCTTCTTTCTTCCTATGCGGATGCCATCCTTCCCGTCGCCCAGGATGAGATAAACAGCGACCTGGATATTTCTACGAGTTACCAGAGTTTCGAGAAAGACTATCAAGGCTCTCTGGTCGAAAGGCACCTACAATCTTCCAAAGGTCAGCTCCGCGCAGTAGTGATAGACGCCCAGAAAGCAGAAGAGAGCGAAGCCGAAGCGGTGGAGGAACGTCTCGCTGAGTGGGAAGAGAAGCGACCGGGAAAGATCTCTATGCGCGAATCGATCCGGGGAGAAAATGCGTTTGCCAGGTCCGTGTTCGCCCTGAGTGGAATCGTCAAGATCATGTCCGTCGCCCTCGGTAGCAAGCCCTGTCCTTTCTGTGTGGCCCTGGATGGAACGATCATCGGGATAGACCAGGTGTTTCTTCCGAAGGGAGATTTTCAACCGGATGGTGCGGAAGCGCCGCTAACCGTAACTCACAGCTGCAGCCATCCGCCCTATCACGATGGATGCGAGTGCGGACTGGTGGCGAGTTTTTAGGAGGAATGTATGTCTAAAGAAAATTTAGAGACAAGACCTTACCCGAACGAGCACAGTTGCCGGCTCAAGCCGCCCAACTATAAGAAATATGCTCGCAAGAACTGCTACAAGAAGCACGACGATAAATGCATCGACTTTATCTTCGGCATTATAAGCGCCGACGAAAGTGAGCTGCAAGCCATGAGATATCCGACGGATATATGGACCGAGGACGCGGCACGGGCTCACTGTAAAGAAAACGATGGAACTTTCGAGCCAGCTGAGAAAGAGGAGGATTCTGTGAAAGACAATGAGATTGAAGTCCGCCATATTCCTATGGGAGAGATGCGAGCGGTGACAGACGAAGACGGCAAAATGGTCGTTGAAGGTTACGCCATCGTTTACAACCGCGAGGGGGATATCTGGGGTGACAAAGAAATTATTCTCTCGGGAGCTGCTACGGAAGCGCTCAAAGTGGAGGATCAATACTACCTGTGGCAGCATGATCCGTCGATTCCCCTGGCGCGGAAGAAGATCGGCACGCTCACGGCGAAGGAAGATAAGGATGGGGTGTTTATCAAGGCGATCTTTCCAGACACGCAGAGTGGCAAAGACCATTATCAGGATATCGCATCCGGCCTGGTGGACAAACAATCCTTTGCCTTCCGGGTAGCGGATGATGAATGGAAGAGAGAAACGATAGACGGTATGGAGTTCTGGAAGCGTTACATCAAGAGATTTGCGGAGATTCCCGAATTCTCCGCTGTTACGTTTCCTGCTTATACAGACACGACTCTGCAGACTCGCATGAAGGACCTGGCCTCAAAGAATAAGCCGCAACCGGAGGCGTCCGGTGAGGCAGGCGGGGCGCCGCCGGAGATTCTGAAAAGTGTCAGGGACAACATCGAGATGCAGAGAAAATCACTTATGGAGGAAATAAATGGACATTAGATTATTGATGCGAAAGAAAGACGAGCTCCTTGGCAAGAGACAGGCGATCTTGGACAATCTCGTCAAGGAGGGGCGCGGCTATACCGACGAGGAGCGGGAAGAGGACGAGAAGCTCCAGAAAGAGATCGCAGATTACGATGAGCAGATCCGCAACGCCCAGGAGATCGAGCGGCAGCGCCTCGGGATTCCCGAAGACCAGGAGACACCCGGAACGCAGACAACCGATCCAGAGCAAAGCCAAGCAGATCACCAGCAGTGGACTTCTTTCGGAGAGTTCCTTCAGGCGGTAGTACGAGCCGGAGCATCTGGGGGAAGAGTGGATCCCAGATTGATCGCAGCCCCCGAAGAAAGGGCTATGGGCTTGAGCGAAGGAGTCCCTGCAGAAGGCGGGTTTCTCGTTCAGACAGACGTGATCACGGAGTTGCTCAAGCGGACCTATGAGGCGAGCATACTCGCATCGCGGGTGCGCAGAATACCAATCGGTCCTAATTCGAACGGGCTCATCTTAAAGACTGTAGATGAAAAAAGCCGGGCGACGGGATCTCGCTGGGGTGGAGTCCATGCTTATTGGGCTGCGGAAGCGGGACCCAAGACGAAATCAACGCCGACGTTTGGCGAGCTCGAGCTCAAGCTCAAAAAACTCATAGGACTTTGCTACACGACCGACGAGCTCTTGCAGGATGCCGAAGCTCTTGAAGCAATTATCACTCAAGCATTCACGGAAGAGTTTTCATGGATGGCCGATGAGGCCATTTTCACCGGCACCGGCGTAGGTCAGCCTCTGGGGATCTTGAATGCTCCAGCCTCGGTGACTGTCGCCAAGGAAACGGGTCAGGCAGCGAATACGATCCTCTATCAGAACATCGTCAAGATGTATTCGCGCATGTGGGGTCGATCCAGGCCGAATGCAGTATGGTTGATCAACCAGGATATTGAACCACAGCTTTTCACCATGAGCATGGCGGTTGGCGCGGGCGGCATTCCGGTTTATATGCCGGCCGGCGGACTTTCGGCCAGCCCCTACGGTACGCTTATCGGGCGTCCGGTAATTCCGAATGAGCACTCGGAAACCCTCGGCACGGTGGGAGACATCATGTTCGCAGATCTCAGCCAGTACATCATGATCGACAAAGGTGGAATTTCTACCGCATCCAGTATCCACGTCAAATTTTTGTATGACGAAACGGCATTTCGCTTTGTCTACCGCGTGGATGGGCAACCGCTCTGGAGCATTGCCCTGACCCCGGCAAAGGGATCGAATACCCTTTCACCTTTCGTGGCTTTGGCTACGAGAAGCTAATAAAAGAGCAGGAGGAAAAAGAAAATGAACGTAGGCGAAAGAATGGGATTGATGACAATCCTGCCGTCGGTGCATCCGATAGATTCTAACAGCGGGGTAGTTGCCGGCACATACATCAGCCTGAAAAGGCATCAACGATGCACAGTTGTTGTAAGTCTTGGGGTTATGGCTGCCGGTACTATCACAATCGAGTTATTGCAGGCGCAGAACGTAGCTGCGGGAGGAGCGAAGGCGCTCAATTTTACCCACGTCTGGCGGATGGGGGGTAAAGTCACGCATGGAGTTACAACCGGAGCTTTCCAGGTTGGTGAGGTCGTCACCGGAATTGGCTCGGGTGCTACCGGACTGATCCATGAGATTCACAACGGCTACATGGTGATATACGAAATTCTCGGCGTTTTCGTAGTGGGAGATGTGCTGACCGGAACTGACAGTGCCGCGGAAGCAACGGCAACATCGGCGATGCTTGAGTACGGACTCAACTGCCGGGTGCCTATGGCCGCAGCGGCCAACACCATTGCTTCTGTCTCTTATACACATCTCCGAGCCCACGAGACCAGAGAGGATCTCGTATGCCGTCTTCTGCTTGAAAAAAAAAA